TTATCAGAAGTGCGTCGTATGGCCTCCTCCAAGCGTCTGATCTCAGAATGTGCTGACTTATGCCTATTACGATCGTTATAATGTTTCTTCATTGGTGTCTGTTTAAGACAGCGTGAAAGTAATTTTATTCGCTTTCGATGTACTTGTTGCCTGTGAAGGACTCTAGATCACGAATCATTGCTTCCATGTTTATTCTAACAGTTTTTCCTGTACTGCTATTTCGTGAAAAATATTCCCATTCACCATTGTCGTTGTGCGGTGAAATTTTAGTTTCGTTGTCTGCCGCATCAAGAACAAAAACTTCGCCTGTTCCTGAATCATTCTTAGTATAGATGAAACCATGATCTGCAACTGCACTCGGCTTGGACACTTCCGCCATTTTTATTGCGGCGTTAAAATCAAACACACCTGTACCTTGAGTGTTGAAAACAAGGTCTGCGTTTGATGTATCACTTTCAATTGTGTTAGCCCTTGCAGTAGTCGCCTCCATCAATGTGAAGTTTGCCTCAGCGGCAGTAAATTTAACGTTGGTACCTGAAACAGATACGTTCTGGTCATTTGCAGGTGTCAGTGTGATCGCACCTGACGTAGCAGATAAAACGTTTCCGTCTAATCTTAGGTTGTCGACATTCAACTGGCCTGTCGTCGTCTGTGTTCCTGCGTGAGTGATTGGCCCTGTCAATACAATAGCACCTGTTCCTGCTGGATCGATCGCTATGTCTCCGTTTGTGTCTGAAGTGATAGTACCGTCTGCGATAATATTCAAGTCACCAACTGCAAAAGTTCCTGTTGTCAAAGATCCTGATACAGTTGTGTTGCCTGTAGTGGCAACATTCGCAGTGTTTAGTGTTCCTACTACTGTTGCGTCTGCTAATATCTTTGTTTGTCCTGTACCACTGCCATCTAATTCTAAATCTGCGTTTGAGGCGTTGGCTAAAATAGTGTTGTCGTTAAGTGTTATCCCATTGATAGCAATAGCGCCTGTCATTGTTGCGGCGTTAATCGTTGGGTTGGTTAAAACTTTGTTTGTCAACGTTTGTGAACCTGTAAGTGTGGTCACTGTTGAGTCGATGTTTAATGTGATTGTTTGGCTACCAGCCACTGATCCTATACCTGTTCCACCTGCGATGGTAAGTGATTGTGAATCTAAATCAACAGCACCTGTTCCTGAGTCACCTGCTAGATCTAGATCTTGTGCTGTGACCTGTGCGTCAACGTAAGTCTTGATCGCACCTTGTGTGGCTAATAAAGTTGCACTTGATCCTAATGAACCGTTGTCTATTCCTGTGACTGTTGCACCTGTCGCCAAGGCCAAAGAGGTTCCTACAGTCAGTGTGCTACTCAAAGTAGTTGCACCACTCACTGATGCAGTTCCGTCTACAACCAATCCCTCATTTATGTTGATAATTGTTGAGTCATCTGAACTCAAAGTTGTGCCATTGAATTTCATTGAACCCAGTTTGATGCTTCCTGTTCCGTTTGGAGTTACTGTGATGTCGCCATTTGTGACACCCGTCGTGATAGCGAAGTTGTTAACATTTAGATTTGCATCAAGTGTGTTGATGTCGTTGTCAGAACCGTAAAGTTCCACAAAGTTGTCGTTTATCTTGTCAAATGCTGTTCTTAACGGATCACCTGTGCCGTCGTTTGCACTTGATCCAATGTTTATTGGTTGTCTTGCCATGTTTTATAACTCCTTTTGTTGCAGGTATTTATATGTAATTCTATAAACCTAATGTAATTATTATATGTCTATCGCAATACGCTGGAATTTGAACACAATGCTATCACTGGTAATATTGGTCACCTTGATCTGTACATCGTCTCCACTTATGCCAGCGGTGTAGGTCGCTAGACCTGATGTGTAATCACTGACTGATCCAAACGTTGTGATGTAGGCATCTGTCCCATCGTGGGTCACGTTGGCTTCAATAAATTCAAATCTGCTGTTTGTGGCGTCTGTGGCAGATATAAAGTATTTTGCACCTCTGCTGACTGTTTTATCGAATGTGTTAAGCACACTAGTCGCCGATGTGGCAACTGTTGTGGTTGCATCTGCAATAGTAGAATTACTTAAAGTGGCACCCGCAGTAGCAAATGAAAGCACTCCAAGGCCGTTCGTGGTGATAAACTTGCCTGCCGTGTCGTCTGCGGTTGGAAAAGTGAAACCACTTATTCTCACACCACCTGATCCGTTACCTCTCAACTCTAGGTTGGCGTTTGATGCATTTGTTTTCACAACGTTGTCTGAAATTGTAACTCCGTCTATGGTCAAAGATGCTGTGGTGCTTAACGTAGTGAACGATCCTGCCAACGGCGTTGCGCCACCTATCACTGTGTTGTCTATAGTACCGCCATTGATGTCTGCTTTTGCCATAACAACTTGTCCTGTGCCTGCTGGTGCTATGACAAGGTCAGAGTTGGACTGTGTCGTTGTGATCTCGTTGTCCGTTATGTTGATGTTGGAGTCAATGGTTAAATTTGATATTGCAACACTTCCTGTACCTCCCGGAGTCAAGTTTAAGTCGGCGTTTGAACTTGTACCTATGGTGTTGTCATTGAACGTGATATTATCTATGGTTGTTGTACCTACCAGACTTGTAGTGCTGGTGACATTTAAAGTTGATAGTGTTGTAGTCCTGATGGAACAGCCAATGTTGATCCTAGGTTGGTTGCTCCTGTAAAAGTAGCCGCTCCTGTGGTAGTCAAGGTACCATCAACTATTAGGTTGTCGTTGACATTTACTGTTGTGGAATCGTCTGAGTTTATACTTGTACCAGAAAATTTAAGTGCACCAATTTTGATAGCACCAGTACCACTTGCATTTATGTTCACGTCTTCGTTAGATCTTGTGCCTGTGATGTTGTTATCATTGATAGTGACCGCAGGTAAGACCACAGAACCTGTACCGCCGGGTGTTAAAATTATGTCGGCGTTGGAACTTGAACCTATTATGTTGTCATTCAAGGTCAAATTATCGATGGTTGTTGTGCCAACCAAACTGGTTGCACCGGTTACAGTTAGTGTTGAAAGAGTTGTAAGTCCTGATGGAACAGCCAAAGTAGAACCTAAACTAGTTGCACCTGAAAGCGTGGCCGCACCTGAGACATTGATAGTACCGTCAACTATCAACCCATCATTGACATTGATTGAGGCCGAATCATCAGAACTTAATGTTGTTCCTTTGATCTTGATTGCTCCAAACACCACAGATCCTGTACCAGATGGCACTAAATTTATGTCTTCATTTGATCTTATGCCCTCTATATTGTTGTCATTAATTTTTATAGCAGGGAATCTTATTGATCCTGTTCCAGACGGCACAAAAACTATGTCGTCATTTGTCCTGTTTGCACTTATCTCGTTGCCTAAAAATGTAAGATCACCTGAGAACAACGGAGAGTTGTAAAGCTCTGTGAAATTGTCATTGACTTTGTCCATTGCGACACGTAAAGTATCGCCCGTCCCGTCATTGGCATTTGATCCTATGTTAAGTGTCTGTTGTGCCATTTTAAACTTTCATTACCCTTCTAACCACTGTGACCGTGTGTGTGTTAGTATTACTTATCGTGCCTCGCAACCTCACGTCTGCACCACTAATATCAGCGGAGAATTCCACTAGGTCTGTACTGTGGTTCGTTGCCCTACCAAATGTGGACAGATAGACATTAGAGCCGTCGTGTACTACGTTGACATCTAGAGTTTCAAACAATCCAAGTGAACCACTGGCCGGGTCACTGATCGAAACAGTGTACTTCGCACTCCTGAAATCAGCCTTTTTGAATGTGTCAAGCGTGGCTATAGAACTAGGTGATCCCTCAGCCCTATTAAGATGTACCCTGTACATGTTGACTGTGGTGTCGGTGAATTCTTGGTTGTTTGTTGCACGTAATTCTACGTTACTGCCGTTGTGTGCGACTGCGAAATTCATCAATGCCTCGGATCCTGAATGGGTGCTGATGTTTGCACCTGTCTGTAAAATAACTGGTGCCGTGCCATCTGTTGCAACCATTAGTTCTGCTATCTGAGATTCGTTCGCCACGTTTTTTCCTACAACAATATAGTTCGCCAATTTGTATGTTCCGTGTGCAAACGAGTCAAGAACATCATAATGTATTGCATCGGCCACATTGAGGTGAATCCTGTGTGCGTTGACAGTGGTGCTACCACCTGCACTAGATGCCGCACTAAGAGTCACGGTGTTTGATCCATTATGAGCCGCGGTAAGAGTCAACATCGATGATGCCTTGCTTGAAACGTTATTGGCCTGTGCCACAAAAGCAGTGGTACCATTTGTCAAGACTGTGGCTTCCGTTATTTCGGCTGTCCCTTCAGAGGCGTTACGTGCCACAATCACATAATGAGCGCCTTTCTGTTGTGTGTCGTTGAAGGTATCTAAGGCTGTGGCAGAACTGGACACTGTAGTGGCACCCACCGTGTTGAAGTCCGTTCCTGTGCTGTTTGATTCGTTGTCGGCTAATCTTATCCTGTAGAATTTCAACTTAACATCTCCTGTGGTTGGTGTTGCCAGCAATCTCAACTGTCCGCTACTGATATCTGTGGTGAATGAGACCAGACTGCTATGACTGTTATGCTGGTTGAACGTTGTGATAAATGCATTGGTACCGTCATGTACCACCATGGCTTCTAAATTTGTGATGTGTCCGTTAACAGTGTCATCCGCTGATATGTAATACTTTGCACCTCTGTCATCAGCGATGGCCCAACTGTCCATCACAATCGAATTGTCTATAGGTGCTTTTAATCTTACTGCATAAGCACTCACCGACGTTGAAGCGCCTGAAGTTGAACTTGCTTTGACACTGACCGTGCCTCCTGAAATAGTAGCAGTAAGGGCCAACATGTCTGTGCCTTTGGTACTGACGTTAGGACCCTGTGATATAAAAACTCCCGTACCATCTGTCACAACAGTGGCCTCACATATAAATTTCTCATCTGCACCGTTCTGTCCGCACACCACATAATGTACAGCATCCGTGTCACTTGATTGGAAAGTGTCAAAAGTTGTTGCTGTACTGGATGTCGTGACGTTACCTATCACTTTCCTTGTGCTGTCAGTGGTTGCCTCGTCTGCTTCTGTGTCAGCGAATGCCACAATCCTGTTTACAATAACCTTTGTGCTGGCACCTGACGTTGCAGAAGCTCTCAACCTAACAGTGGAACCATCTATGTTTGCGGTCAATGTGATGAGGCTGTTGTTGCCTGAGAAGTGCTCGTTGTATGACGTTATGTAGGCATTGGTGTTGTCGTGCGTGACCAGTGCTTCTATGTTACTGGTCTCCCCTGTTGCTTGATTCTTAACATTTATAAAATATTTTGCCGCGGCGTGTGGAGCCTTTGTAAACTGATCAAGAGTTACCACGGTGCTGTCTATGATCGACACATGCATGATGTCATGCACTAACCCTAGTTCGCCTAGGTATCCTGTGGAGTCATCGTCACCGATTCCCACCCTGTAGTACCCCATTGTGTTCGCTGGTGTTACAGATGAACCATCACCGTCTGTCATTCTTAATCTTATCTTGGATGCACTGTCGTCTGCCGTGACCATGTCAGCATTGAATGTTGGATGATTGTCGCCACTATCTGTTCTTGTTACTGCTGATGAAGTAACGAAACCATCATTGAAATTGTGCAATACTGAAATTTTCTGTGTCTCAAAACTGCCGTTCACCGTGTCTCTAGTAACGACATGATACAATGCACCGTTGAATTGACTCGCAGTAAATTCTGCGGCTGTTCTTTCGGCGGCAAAACTTGCCTGTGTTGTACCTTCTGC